GAAATGAAGTATGTTGCTGGCTTGAAAGCCGGGCAAGAGATTACTGATTTCGAAACGCAGGTCATTGGAAGTGCTTACAAGTACCAAATTCCTCGCGATAACTCCTTTGGAGTTGGAACGTGGAAGATGGTGTTTGTTGGCACGCCTCGAGAGGTCATGGATTTTGTGGTGGAGGACGCCGCGCGCTCAGGCGTGAGGGCTAGAGCTAAACACGAACACTCAATGACGGGACGCGGTTGCAAGACTTGCGGCCGTGCGGAGTGCACTCTTGGAGGCAATGTGCCTCGGAGTATGCATTTCGCAGCACTCAACTTACCGGACCCTCGAGAGGGCGTCGATGTTGTTGTGGGCGGTGAGATGGTCATGGCAGCAGTGAGTGCTACCGTGGTCATCGCAGTTCTTGGTGCTATATGGACCGTTGTATCAACAGCAGCGGTCGTGCGCCAAACGAGTACTGTTATGGGGTGGAACGATCTTATTTACAATCGTTACGCCCTTGGCAGTGCTGCTTTGTATGGTTTGGCATCAGTCCTCGGTATGACGACCGTAGTTCTGTTAACTGTTCCGTATTTTGCATGGTTCATTACCTTTGGAACCTGGAATCGGCACTTGCTCGCTCAGACAATGAAAGCGCGTTGGCGCGCGCTTGATTTTCTAGCGATTGGTGACCGGTTGCTTCCGGGGTTTACGAACAAAGCCCGGGCACGTTTCATCATGGCCAAGGCTTTCACTGGCTACGTCATCACTGCGGAGGAAGCAGTGTTGGCGTTTAAGGCTAGTAGAAAGTATGGCATTTTGTTGCGTATTGCGGGTCTCGTACTCGTTGTCGGAGGGTCGGTCGCTTTATCGCGAGTGATTCGACCGGCAGCGTACGATCAAACAATGACGGTTATGAAGAACATTTCGTCTGCAGGAACCCCTTTTAAACGGGTGTTACGCCGCTACGTTGTGGCGGGTGGCACTCCTACTGGGGATTCTGCGGCTGTTTTGGTCCTTGGACACAACCTTGGACTAACTGTCAACCACATCTTCAATGGTGTGAAGGGTAGTTGTCGGATCTTTCCGTCAACAACCAGGTCGGAAGGCTTGTTCCCATCACAAGGGTACGAGATTTCGACCAAAGAGATTAATTATTTACCAACGGACTTTGCATTGGTCCATGATACGCATTTGTGCGTGTATGACCATGACGTCGTGGTGAAGTATTTACCTCTTCAAACTCGCGAGGCGATTGCGATTATATTAACGTTGACCAATGAGGTTCACGAGGAACTTGTTGTAGCACATGCATGTTACAACATGTCTCCTATGTGGAATAATGGTCGGTGCGGTGGTCCAGGTTGCCCTACGTACCGCGTTGAGCGCGTGTACAAGAGAGGCGAGTGTGGATCCGTGCTGACTGTGGTCGAGGACGGCAAGGTTGTCGTTTTTGCCACGCTTGTCGGAACAGATGACAAGGCGTGGAGCGCTTTTCAAGCTATCACACCGGACGTTGTGTCAGCGCTGTCGCTCATGCGAGCGAATTTACCTGACGGTCCGTCAGTTCAATCGCTCATGAGCATCAGCGCGCGCGTCCCAGTCAAGGTCGTTGACCTTGTATTACATCCAAAATCTGCATTGCAATATGCAGATCCAGCGAACTTTGTGTTCCTGGGGCGCGCTGTGCCGGAGCATAACCAGAATGCTAAGTCACAGATGCGTCACACAACCTACCACAAGGTCGTGTTAGCCGAGTTTGGTTATCACGACGTGTGGATGGTTCCCGATCCTAAACCGCGTCTCAGAGAAGGAGACCAGTATCCTCGGGGTATGATGACGTCATACGTGGAAGATATCAATGAGGCGGTCGATGGTGTGAAAGACTACCCGGACCAGATCCGAGTTGTCACTGATCACTTTCGGTCGCTATTTGATAACGTCAAAAAAACTCGTCCGCTGACTGTGTTCGAGGCCGTCAATGGGGTTCCTGGTGTCTTTAAAGGTATCAATAGGAAAACCTCAATTGGTGGTTTCGGGCGAAGCGGTCCAAAGAAGCGTGTGCTTGTGTCATCGCCGTGTCAGCACTACCCTGATGGGGTTGTGTTACCATTGGAGATGAACATGAAGGTGCACGAGATCCTCGTAACATGGGATCGTGGCGAGCATGTGTTTGTTACGTCTTGTACATCTGCAAAGATGGATGAGGTGCGTACCAAGCCTATTGCTCGACAGATCAATGTCTGCGATGTCGAAGTTCTTGTAGCGTTGCGAACGTTGCTTGAACCTCTCAACAAGTTGATGCGTGAAAATCCGCGGTTTCAGTCGCTGATTGGTCGGTCACTTGTTGGGAAGGATGCTCGTGTCGTGTTGGAGACGTTGCTTGAGATGAACTTTTTGAAGTGGTCCGATCTCGATGCGATGTACTTTGACCATGTTCATATGGCCACGGTTCGCGCTTGGGTTGCCGACCAGCTGAAGTGGCTTGCTGAGCAGGCAGGTTATGGTTGGCGTAAAGCCAGGTCTGTGTGGCAGGCGGTTCATGATTTGTTCAATGCTTATCAACATAGCATGGGTGAATTATTTATCGCGCTAGCCGGCATCATTTCGGGGGTCACTGCTACAGGTGATATTCAGACGCTCATTGGGTGGTTCGTTGTGCGTTTGTGCATGGTCATCCTGTATGGAGCGGCTGTCCTTGAGAAGATGTCGTGTTGGCATGGTGGTGATGATGCTTTGCTGTCTGTAAAAGAGGAGGTAGGGTACTCAGGAGCAGCTCTGCGTGAGCAGATGCTAAAACTGGGTTACCATTACACGTCCGACACGGACAAAACAAAGCCACCGGAGGCGCATCCTAGGGCTGAATGCACGGTGTATAAGAGACACCTGTACGAAGCTGAGGGACGCGTTTTCGCGCCACTTGTGGAGAAGTCCGTAGTGAAAATGCTGACGTGGTCCAACGGGAGAACAGATTGGACTGTACGCGAGCAGGAGGTGGAGTTGTTGCGAATTGCGCTCAACGAAACCTTCCTACGGGGACGTGCGGAGTACGCTATTGGCTCACAAAAGCTGGTGCGTGTTGCGGCGTCAATTCAGGTGGATTTGCAAGTTCCTGACTACGAGACGATGCTTGCCAGATATGATGCTGGCGATTTGCCGTTTTGGGAGTATGCTCCGGAGTTGCCGGAGGGGGAAATTTGCACTTGCCATCCTGAAATCATGGCGTCCCTTGGCACGGGCGTTGATCATGATAC